TTCACCACTTGCAGGAACATTTCCAGAAGTGAATGTTATACTTCCACCAGACGCATCTCCTGCACCGGCTACTGTATAATGTGTTGATAATGTTTTAGTTGCTTCAGCTCCTGTGGAGTTTGTACGTATAATAACTAAAAGATCGGTGTCCTCTAAAATTCTAAATTGATAAGCAAAGTTAGTTGTACTTGCATTACCATTGTGGAAATTCTTAATAATTGTAGTTGATACTGTCATGTCTTAAAAACCTTTATTCTTTATTGAGGGTTTTGTAAATAAATATTCTTGGTTATATTCTTTTTTCATTCTTTTTTCTACTCTTTTTAATCCACCCGGATTCATTGTTTCCATGAGTTGAAACCCTATCATATAGTCAAATGCTAGTTTAATGTAAAATAAATTTAAAAAAGGTATATTACTACTTATTGCTCTATAGGCTTTTTTACCAGCTTTAGCACCACTACCTTCTTCTGTACTCAAAACATATTTTAATGCTTGACCAAGTTCAACAATAGTATTTGGGAATGGTCCAGCCATTGAACCAATAAGTGAACCAGCATCTCTAAATTCTTTAAATAATACATCACCATAAATACCTAATCCACCACCTTGTAAAAGTGCAGCCATTATAGTTGCTTCTTTATTTGGATCACGAGGTTCTTTACCTCTTAATAAATCTTTTGCTGTCATTGATATATAACCCATAAAAGCTGTAGTTATTAAAATAGAACTTAAACCTTGTATACCCCTTCCTATATTTTGATTTGGTCCACTTTTTAAAAAAGCTATTTCTCTTCCTAAAACTTTATTTGCAATAGCAAATGGAAAACTTTTAAATTGACCAAAAAATCTAAATGCTTCTCCTATTCCTGTTCCAGCAAGAGTTCCTTGTGTCATTATTCCTTTTACTCTAGCATCTGGCTCAATTACTGCATAAATTGATCTATCTAATAACATTCCAGATATAGAATATTTAAATTTTTGTCTTTCTATTTGTGTTTCTTGAGGAGTTAAATCATCCATACCTGTAATTTTTTTTATATCAGCATCAGATACAACAAATTTTCCATTAGCATCTAATTGATCTAATGAACTAATGTTAAGAAATTCCATTCCATCATCTGCTTTTGTCATTAATGTTTTTCTAATTATATCCCATCTAGTAGAATCAATATTATACAATCCAAAAAAATCTTGTAATGGTTTATTTAATTGGTCAAAACTTAAACCTTTTTGATTAGCATAATAATTAGACATACCTAACATTGCATTTTCTTTTAAAGTGTTAGTCCACCAAGAAAGCAAATTGTATTTAAAAAATGTTCTTTGTATTTTTGTCCATCCTTTAGTTAAATTATCTCCAACTTGATGCCTACCAGAAACATCATAAGTTGTACCATCAGCCAATAATCCAGCAGCTCTTGCAATTTCTTGTTTTTGTTTGGTATTTTTTATTCTTCCTAATCCAACAAATGCTTCACCCATACCACCTAAAAATGATCTACCTTGAAATTTCATTTCTGAACCATAAATACCTATATCAGCTGCAGCGGAAATTACTGCACCACCTAATTTTGTAGTGTTTATAAAAGCTCTACTTATTGCAGACCATTTTGCTACTGCAAATCCAAACTCCCCACCATCAAAAGTATAAACAGTACCATCTACAACATTCATAAATTTATTAAATTGTGTTTCACTTACTACACTTTCTGGATTTCTTTTTTCTGCTTTTAATCTATTATGAATAGCAATTCTAATTTTGTTAAAATTTTCTCTAGGTTTAGTTCCTAGTGTATCTAACATTCCTATGTTTCTTCCAGCGGTCATTAATCCACCATAATAAGTTTCTTTTAATGATCCTGTGCCAAATTTTTCATTATAATGAAACCAATGTTTTGCAGATTTAAAATGTAATACTCTTTTGTTTCTATTTGATTTTGAAATATTTCCAAATACATTATCAGCTCCATCAGCCATTTGTATTTTATTACCAACTAAAGAATTAAATGATTCAAATAAAAAAGTATCTACATTGTCTGTACCAGAAAATGTTCTTTTTTGATCTAAATCTTGCATAATAAAATCTTTCCAAGCATTATAATTTTTATTATAATTTATATCTTTTCCTTTAAAATCTTCTGGAAGTTTTATTTCATCTAAATTTTTACCCAATCTATTAGCAGCAGCTCTTACATTAAATTGATCGTGACCTTGTTTAACAACATATCCCCACATTTTAGGAATGTTAGCACCTCTTGCATTTAATGCTTCTCTAGTTAATTCAGAATGTTTTTCCATTATTTCTGCTAATTTTTCTACATCTTTATTTTTAGTTGTTATTTCAGTTCCTTCAGAAATTTGTTGTTGTGTTACTGCAAGTTCTTCTTGAAGTCTTGCATCTGCTTGATCAAACATTCCATCTAAATCATTAGCAGTAACTTCAGCATCAAAAGCTGCTATTAATTGACCTTGTGCAGCATTTTGAGCAACAGAAACAGATGATCTTCCACCCATTGTTAGTTTGTTTGATCCAACCAATAAAGCTATTAAACCTTCCGCTTCATCATTTTTAAAATTTTCTAAAAGTTCCTCTACTTTTTTTCTTACTAATATTTCATCATTAACAGCATTAATTTTATTAATTTTTTTTTCTGCTTTTATTTGTTCTGTAATATTTTCACTAATTTTATCTATATCAACTTGATCTAAATTAGTTTTTCTTTTTTCAGCTACAGCTTGTTCAATTTTATTAATTAATTCTTGTTTTTCAACACCCTTAATTGATGATCTGTTTATTGAGTTTGTTATTCTTGTTACGCAACTATTCTTTCTAGCCATTAGTTTCCTTGTGTACAGTTAATAAAGTCTGCCGCTGCTTCTTTTAGTTCATTAGATTTAGAATTAACTTCATCTAATTCTTCACCTGTTTTTTCTAATAATGTATCTTTTTTTCCTGTAATTGGATCAAGAAAATCTAAAGGAAATTTAGCAGCATTTTGTTTTGTTCTTAATTTAATTAATCTTGTTTCTTTTGTTGTTAATTCAGAATCTTGTTGAGTAGGCTCTAAATCATTAAAAGTTTTTATTTGTTTTTTAGTAGTAATATTTAATTCATTTGAGGGTTTTGTAGTATTAACTAATGGCTCATTAACTACAGGTTTTGTTTTATTGGTTTTTACAAATTTTTTTCTTTCAGTTAATAAATCATTGTATTTTTTAATTGCTTTTTCTAAATGTTTTTTATTTACTTTACCACCTTCTCTAATTATTATTTGTGTATCTTTTTTAATTGTTTCAAGATTTTTTTTTGCTCCTGCTAATCGTAAATCAAGTTCAGCAGTTGATGTGCCATTAAGTGTAGGATCAGCATTGACAATAGAATCTATGTTTACAGGTTCATCTAATTGCATATCTCCTATACTTTTTTGTAATAAAATTTTTCTAGTTTCTGCATCCATTTGATCTAGTTTCATCATTTGATCTACCACTTCTTCTGGATAGTATTCTTTGTATAAATCTATCTCTGGATCACCACCTTCCGGTTTACTTAAATTTTCTCTGTTTGTTAAAATTCTTGCTTGAAATTTTGCATTAGTACCCATGTCTTTTAATTTACCAGCACCTACATGAAGTCCACCACCAATAACTGTTCCAAATGCAACATTAAAAAAAGAATCATATAAATCATAATCAGCTTGTATTCTTTGTGCTGCACCATAAACAAGTGGCTCAATAAGAGTTGCACCAACCGCACCTTCTAATGCACCTTTTTTTAGTCTTGTTCTTTTAAAGGCTTTAGCAGATTTTACATTCATTGATTTTGCTTTAGCAATAGACCTAGCAAATCTAGCTTGTCCATAAATAGGAATAAAAGAAGCTCCAATGTTTATAGGATCAAGAAAACTTGTACCAATACCTACTGCAAGTTTTGCAGCACCAACATAAAATCCACCAGATAAAGGATTCCAAGAACCTTTTGGACCTCTTTCCATAATACTTTGTCTTTCTCTTTCTTTCTTTTTTCTATCAACCATAATATCAACAACTGATTGATATTCATTTCTTTCAAAA